CATCTACAATGACCTTGCCCCGCTCAGTTTGTGCGGATTCTGCTAGCTCTCTATAGCTAGGATCAACATGTATGTAGGCGTCACCAGCAAAGTACTTACCACCGGGAGTAGCTGTAATCTGTTCATCGCTAACCCAATGGATTCGTGCCAATACTTCTGTTTCTGTTTGAGTAGGCATGTAGTAGTTACCATCACAGACAGGACAAGTGAAGTAGAATGTAGTATCATTAATGGTATCATAATATCCACTCGCTACACAGAGCGAGCATTCTTCATTAGAGGATACAGAAAATGTTACGTTACGTCCTATTTCTTCCCGTACACTGTCTATCTTTTCTTTTATCCACTCTGGATTTATTGGCACTACTAGTCACCCCTTATTCGTTCAAGTAGTCTATTGAATCTTTGTAAGCTTCTATCATAAGAATAATGACGTAAAGTTTTTCTGGCCCGCGCACCTATCTTAGCTCCCTCTACGGGGTTGTCTAATAGGTACTGACCCATCTTCACAACATCTTCTATAGCATACGGGGTAACAGCCAAGGTCGGGTATAACTCATTCTGTAATTCAAGCCTATTTGAACCTATAACTGGTACCTCAAAGAACGCTGCTTCTCCTTGTATTCTACCGGGGGTATTCCGATCAGCAAGATTGATAACAAATTTACACTGAGATAACATATCATAAAACTCAGGCATATCCTCTCGCTCGTGGATATAAACATTATCAATTTGATCCGCCCAATAGATGCAGTAGGGCATCAACTGTTGTGGAATTGATAGAAATACCCCCACTAGATCAGGATTATGGAGTTGTAGGTAGCGGAAAGCCATTAGATTACTCACAAAGTTTCTATCGTTATCCGACGCTCCGACGCCTAGCCCTATATAGCGCTTTTCACTATTTCTTAGCTGCCCGTATTTCTCTTCATAAGAATCGAACGGAAAGGGAAGGCCGACACGCTCTACCGGCTTTGACGGAACTGCAATCGAATACCACTGACGCTCTTCTTCTGTAAGAGCCATGATTCCGTCGAGATATTCTAAATCGCTGATATAAGCGTGTTGCTGATTTGCGGGTAATCGTGAAATGTGAGTAGAAAGGGGATGATCGGACAACCCTATCAGGGTAACATGGGGATATCTATTCTTAATTTCCCTAGACCATCCGGTTGACTCTAACCAAAGAGTCCGTATGATAGTTTTGTATAAACCAGCTTCTTCTAATTTTGATATATATGGTATATCTAGAAGGTCCATCCAAACACCATTGTCGTATTGACCTTGGTTCTGCTTGTCTCCATAGAATATAGCCATTTCGCCAATAGCTTTAACCGCCATTACCTTCTCCTTTATAGCTTCCCTAATTTTAGTTTAGCGCCCCATTTTTTATTAAAGTAATCGAATTTATCGTTAGTTATTCCTACCTTCGAATGCGTCTGGTTGACGAAGTGTATGTATTCCGCACTCGGACAGGAGACAACTTTAAATCCTTGTTCCCTAGCCCTAAAACAGAAGTCAACTTCTTCCCTATAGCCCGCACCGTATTCTTCATCAAAATAACCAATGGTATCGATTACCTCCCTCTTGATAAACATGCACGATCCTTCTACGGCTTGTTGCTTTTCAACTTGTACGGTATTTTTCGGCTGCCCAAAATATTTGTGAGCCGTGTTACCATCTGGTGCTACATAGATGCCGTAGTTATTGATCGTCTCCCCATTTGGCGCTAAAGAAACGCCGCCTACTATTCCTATCTTTGGATCGCTGTAGGCTAACGCACTCATTTCTTGTACTATGTCTGTAAGTACTAAAGTATCATCATTTAGTATTATTATATCGCCGGATACTTCATGCATAGCTTTATTGCACGCTTTTAGCCAGCCAATGTCATTCTTAAATACCCATATTTTAGGTAACACGACATTCTTTAAAATACTATTAATACATCCTGCAAGCATTTGATTCCCAAAATATGTGGGAATTACTATTGTCGCCTCTACCATTACCTCTCCCTTTATTTAGGCGTTTTTCACCGTACTTAGATCAGGATTCTGGATATAAACCCATTGACCTACGCCAGATGAGACTACATAAACCATTCCCCAATCCTTAGAACCTTGCACTAAGCCCATGAATCTAAGGTCTAATCCTGCTAACCCTGTAGCTGGTGATAACTCCTTAAGTCTGTCGCCGTTAGTACCTCGATAAAGAGTAGTACCGCGCTTAACAAAGATTCTCTTGGTTACTGTGCCCGTAGTATTATTGAAATTTACTCCCGGTACTATCATTCTATCTCCTGTCTCGTAAAACTCGCCCTCTTTAAACTCATAAAGAATCATATCATTTATGATTATATTTACATAATTAATGTGACCGGAATCGCCGGTTCTATTTAGTCCTAACCAACGTCCTGTAGCCTCATAGATTGTATCTAGACCATACTCGTCTCTATACCATGCAAGATAGTTACAGTAATCAGTAACAGCATCGCCGTAGTTATCGTATGTAGCATAGACATAGGTATGTCCACCTACTACCTCTTTTTGCGGTGTGCCAGAATGCGTAGTCAAACTTGGATCGTAAAGCATGTTACCCCATGATCCAGTTTCAATAGCAAATCCTGACGTTCCATACTGAGATTCCACTCTAAAATGAGCTAAAGCAAATGACGGGTCTACATTATTAATCAGTAGAATCTCCCATATCATCGCAGCCTCATCTGTAGCTGGGGAATTTTTTGATGCTAGTAAACTTTCAAATTTAGTGAAAGTAATTCTTGGAAGCGCGTGAGTCGGTGACTCATATGATGGTGGTGTTTCTGCCATTTTATAATCCTAATATATAATTATAAGACTCTCTATTGTAGACATTAGCATATCCTCGTAGCGGTGCAGTAATTCCTGTCGCTAGTCGGGTTGTAGCTGGTGGGAGTAGTTTATCTAGCTCTGCCAAATCCACCTGTAGAGGATTCTGTCGTCCCTGCTGTGGGTCCCAAGCAAAATCCCCGTCCTTAAAGCTGGCAGCTTCTAGATTTCCCATCTTATAGATTATAGATGCCATCAATATTATTGGACGCTTATCTCTCATAACTATATCAGGAGTAACTTCAAACGTCATAGGGGCAGTAACCTCTATTACGTAGTCTCTCTCCCATCTATATGCTAGAGCTTCTACAGCATCCGCTAAATAGGCAGCAAGAGTTGAGTCCGTATCACCGGATCGTCTGTATTGTCCTAACTGCCGATCTAATGACGGCACTAAATCTAGAAGATTCACTTAATAATTCACTTCTCCCTGTGTATCCCAAGAAACCCCACGCATATCTGCGGGCGATTCTCCGACTATCTCTCTTAGTCTGGTTTCTATTAACTCAATCGTCTTAGACGAACGGCCCTGTAATCTAGCTTCCTCTAGAAGCTTAATTACCGCCGCATCAGATGTTATTTCTTTTAAAGCTTTCTTCAAAGCTACAACATTTTTAACTAAGGATTCTGCCTGAGCATCCGTTATAGCGTTCGGTGTTTCCTCATCAAAATCGGGCTCATCTGTTTCTATTAGAAGTCCGTCCAATATATGCCGCTTATTAGCACGTCTAAAGTCTCGTAACTTCTTAGCTTCTACAGCAACATATGGATCATTATCTGTTAGAGTTTTTCCTACAGGGTCCTTAACAAAAAATCTTACACCTACAGGGTAGGGTACATTTTTCTTATAGAAATATAGAGTTTCTTCCTCTGCCATTTGTATTTCCTCCTATTTATTTCAGCGCCCTAGGCGCTCCCATGCTTTAGGTAAGCAGGAACATGCCAGAAATAAAAAAATAGTGGGCTACTGGCCTCTGGCAAGACCAGCAGCCCCATTTGAATAACACTCAATATGAGCCGCCTACGGGCTAAAATAAAGCTTACGGTACTGAGTTAGTAATTCCGCCAATCTTTACGATGCCTCTAGCGTTCCAGATCATCATGCCGAACTGAATCCATGTTTCATAATTCCAGTAAGGCGGTGTTGGTCGCTGATCAACGAATTCCTTGAATTGTGGTCCACCGTATGTGATAAATTCACCTACGTCCTCACCTACAACCAAAACGAAATCTGTTGGTAGTTGTGGTACAGGTGGGTATTCAGTGTTGTCGAAAATCTGTGGGATTCTAACAATATTTGATACGCCTCTGTATGTTTCTACTCCCTTAGGCCCGCTTCCATACGGAGAAACCCGCTGGAATGTTCCTGCTGGCTGACCATTTGTTGTTACATAATTATCTGAGTTTGAACCTGAGATAAGAGTATACTGTCCGAATTCGCTTAGCGGGGCTAATGCTGCTTCGGTACCAATAATAGCTCGTACTGAGCCTGACCAGTAGTTAACGTGATCAATAGCTGTATCTAGAAGCGTAGAAGTCAATGGACCACCCGCTGCTAGATAGTTGCTGTTAGCTGAGCCTGAGATTGTAAGTGCTGATGCGTTACCTGCTGACCAGATATTGCCTAGCGCATTCCATGTTCTCATCAAAAGCTTTTCTCTTAGCGCTGCCTGTACATCTGCTCTAACCTGTTCTGGTGTAAACTGTGGTCCACCATGCTGTAGTTCTAGCTCGTTGTATTCAGCCTTAGCTGCAAGAATATCTAGGTTCATACTTACGGCCTTATCCCGTACTATGATCTGCTGACCTAGTGTGATCTGGCCGGGTACTATCTGCTGAACATTGTACTTTCCCTTAAATCTCTTTACTAGAATTTCTCCGAAATTCATTTCTCTTGTTCCCATGAAATTTCCTAGAAGATCAAGAGATAGATAAACAGGGTCCACGTACTCTGTAATAACCTCAGCAAAAGCTCTTCGGTCTGTTTTTGCTAACTCCGCTAATGCTCTTCGCATTTCAGGAGTTATGTTTGGATCAGTCGATGCGACTGCTCTCTTTAAAGCTGCCATCCTTTATATTTCCCTCCTTTACTGGATTATTTATAGAGCGTTGTGGCCCTTCATTTTAACTGTAACTGTGTTCTTTCCGAAAACGTCAACCTGTGTAACATGTCCGATAGCTGTGTTACCAGCTACGGCACCTGAAACTGTGATCTTGCCTTCATTTCCTGTACTGTAATCCGCATATACTAGTGATCCCGGTGCGAAGTCAGTAATAATTCCTGAGTAGTTACCTGAACCATAAGTAAATGTACCCTCGTCGTATACTAGAACCTTGTTACCTGATGTAACAGGTAGGTTGTATAGATGTGGAGGAAGGTCGTATTCCTTTACTCCTGCGGGCCAAGGTGTTGTGAAACCTAGGTCTGGATCAAGCAAGAAATCATTTTCCTGCTCATTTAGAGAACCATCGTTGTATGGATATAGTGTTGCTCCATTAAGACCCGGACCATCGTAATAAGGACCCGGATTTAGTGGCTTAGCCCAATCGACAGGGAATACAGCCTTTTGCGCCATCGCAAGAGTTGTAGGAAGTGTCATTCTTCCATTAGTATCTCTAAAGCAAAGTCGGCCTCTAGGAGTTTCCTGTGCGCTTCGTGCGCCATCAATATCTGCATACTTGTTAACAATGAATGTACTCTTTACTGGATTTCCAGTGTTAATTGCATCTGCCATTTATTTACGCTAACCTCCTTTATTCAACCGAATTTGGTCGCGCGATACCTCTTAGCTGCGCGCGTAATGTGTCTGTTGTTGTGCCTGATTGTGGGTCCAATTTTGGAAGTGGATCGCCCTGACCGCTAAGTGCCTTTTTAAGTGACGCTGTAGCAACTCCTGTTGGTGCTGCTGGTGCTGGCTTTGCGGCAATTAGGTCATTAATATAAGTATCAAACTGATCATCATCTAATGACAAGAAATAATTCTTTCTCTTATCAGCCTTTTCTGCCTCAGCTTCTAGGTTGAATCCTGCCTCTGTATACTTAGCTACTCGGGCATTCAATAGACTGTCCCTTTGCATAGAAGCGATTGTGTCATTCGCTGTAGTTAGCTCGCCGTCCTTAGCTGTTAGCTGTGCCTGTAGATCGGCAATTGCCTGATCCTTTGATGCGGCATCTGCCTCTAGCTGTGGAATCTTTTCTGCTAATTCAGCCTTAGCCTTTAGCGCTTCAAGCTCCTTTTCATCCATACTGTTACCTCCTTCAACTTTAAAAATCTGTGCTAGTAATTTATTAACCTCTTGTTCACCCTCGGGAGTTTCCATCAATGAGGCTAGTGCTAGCAAAGGTGTTCGCTTTCCGAAAGCTGGAACCTTAACAAATGCTGCTGCGGCAGTTAGAACATTCTTTATCTTTTCTAATCCACCTTCATGTTCAGCATCACTGTATACTAATTCATAGGAAATTCCGGGTGCCTTACCCTGCGCGTACTTGTCCTTTAGCCATTTAACTTCTTCTGGATATTCATCCGGCCAAAGCATCGCAGTTGCCACTAGTTGATAGTGATCCGGTGCAACCTCTTTTTCCTCCACGCCTGTAATAGCTCCTAAGGGTATTGCTCCTTCGTGGTTCTCCACATCAAAGCCATTAAATTTCATCTTAACCGGCATCCCTAATGCTGATCTAATAACATTAGGAAATTCAGCCCGATCTAAAACTCGATTATTACCATCAGGTTTATTATCTGCTAGTACAAATGTGATTGTTGTCTGTAGCGGATTCGTTGATACTATTTCCGCTATTGCTTCTCTAAAAATAGTTGTAGACACTTAATCACCACCTAACTCTAATTCAATTTCCCCGTATAAAGTTGTTTGCATAACTGCATTCTTATATAGCACGGTGTAAGTAGCTACATCAGTACCTAATTCTAGATCATGTGCTATAAGAATAGTTCTATCTGTTTCGCGCAATAAAATACCAACTGTTAAAGTCGGTACTTCTACTACGTCATCTGGATTTTCTGGAAGCTCCTGTGCCACTCTTGTTATATGGTCTTGCCAAAGAACTCCTATTATGGGGTATCCCTTCATTTAACACTCACAACATTAGCCTTTTTGGGCTAACTTTTATCAATTATATCATCGGGAGTTAGCTTTAATCCATAGTCTTTAGCTACTCTATCGATAAGTTGAATAACCTCATCATCGGTCATTATCTCTATATTTTCGTCTATTTGTGCCTTAACTTTGCTTAATGGCTTCTGTCCCTTCGGTTTTACGCCGGAATTTCGGTTATTTACTGGAACATTTTGTGAGCCAATTGGTCTACCCGGCCCTGCTCCCGGCGCTCCAATTGCCGGTGGAGGGGGGCTATAAGGTGTTGGCATAAAGGCCGGTAAGTCTTTAGCTAGCTCTTGCTCATCGCGCATTAGCTCTGTTTCTGTTTCAAAATCAATGCCAGCCATATCAGTTCGTGTTGTTCTACTAACATTTCCTTCGGCAAATAGAGAGGCAAATACTGCGGCTGTTTTAACAAAATCTTGTAACTTAATAGGCTTAAATTGAGGCTTAGGAACATTCCTAAAGTTGTTTCGTACCTTACCTTCATTATAAATATCGCTTAACCACTCAGTAGCCATTGATCTAAATTCTTCCATCTGAGGCTGAATAGCCCAAGTAGAAACTTCCGATGCCTGAGCCTGTCTTGACTCTCCTGTTAGTAGGATCGTAGTAAAGCCTAGACCCTCCTGTAGCTCGTCATTTACCTGAGCATATTTCTCCTGATTTAAGAGAGCTTCTAGGTCCGGTGTTATCCAATCCATCTGAGTAGTGTGGTTAGAGAACAACATGAACAGTCTTTCCATAAGTAATGGGTTGCCTGTTCTTGCCATAATCTGAGCCTTTAATTTCTCTAGGTTGCCCGCGTTTTCTTCCGTTAGTGGGTAATCATCATTACCTTCTCGGATAAGCAAAATGGCGTTAATAACTCGGGAAGCAACGGCAAAGTCCATCCGGCGTAATTGCTGCTTAAAGATTAGTGGTTCTAATACGGGGAAAAGATACGGAGTTGGATATGGAGATACACTTATCTCCTTCCGTAGTATAGGATCGGTGTCCTTTATTTCAATGGTATTGGCACCGCCCTTAATCATAGAAACAAACTGTGGATAGTGTTCTAGATAATTCATGTACTTTAATTGCTGTTCTTTAATCTTACTGCCGCCATTTCTAATAAGACGTACATCCTTATCGGGTACTTTCAACCAGAAACTTTTTCGGCCCCATCCTTCCCATCTAGCTTCTACTAGCATTGGGGGATAAAGATCAAAGGTAGGCATCCAGTATGTTTTGGATGCCTTTAAGCTCGGATCGATTTCATCACCGGGTAACTCTTCCCAAGTAACTCTAGGAAGAACCATACCTGTAAGAAAATATTCTAGCGCCATTGTTCGCAAGAATCTCATCAATCGTGAGGGTCTACTGTGTAGAACAGAGTGGTAATAGTTGTTCGCTTCATCAGAGGTTTCTCTCTGACCATTTCGAATATCAGTTATTGTAAATTCTGCCAGTCGATTAACTACTGTAGCTACAACTCCACCACGTTGATAGAAGTCATAACACATCTGTAGGACAGTGTGGTACTCTTTAGGTACAACAAGCTTTTCAGGAGTTATACCTAGTGCCGCATTATTATATGCATAAGGCATATAAAAAGCACCGTTGGATTCACCAAACGGTGCATCAGGCATAGCGCCAAACGAAGCTTCTGCGACGAATAACTTCTTAGGTTCTAACTCCTTATTTTCTTTTGTCATCTAATCTCCTATGTACTTATCCATTTAGCCGTCATCAACTTAGGACGAGGCTCTACTTTTGGTACCAGTAGAGGCGTACCGTAATAATGTTCGTATGCCATTATTGCGCACATCATTGCAGCGAATTGGTGATCATCTATAGTTTTATATAGGGGCTCACCTGAGGCTGTTCTAGTAAACTTTGTTCTTTCCAACTCGTCCATTAAGCTGTTATCATCTTTTGAGAATGAAAACTTATGTTCATGAACCCATCGGCTAACAGTTTCTACAGCTACTCGCTTGACATTATCTCTTGTCTCTGTAATCTCGTTATTTTCTTCCTGTACGGCTACAGCTATTCGCCCGCCGAATTCTACAGGATAGATTCTCTCAGAGTAGTTTCTCTTACGGTATTCTGGATCAGCTATCTCAGAAGTTAGCTCCTGATAAACAACCTTACCAACACCGCCCATGTCGATACCTATAAAGTCAAAGTTATATACGGTATCTAACCATAGTAATGTCTCTCTTTGTAGAGCATATTCTACTCTCTGTAATTTGATTCGCATGAAGTTTCTCCATACACCCGTATTTAGGTCTTGATACATCAAGAAAAATACTGTCGGATCAGGAGAATATCCTACGTCCCAACCTACCCCCACTTTAGGTTTAACTCCTACGTAGTTAGATTCTAGTGGAGGGCAGTTGATTAATTCGTTAATATGATATCTTACAACACCATCTGGTTCTATTCTCTTTGTTCCTTCGAACATTTGTTGAGTAAATACTAAATGTTGTACTTCATATTCCTCTCTCAAAAATCTTACTCTATCAAATACAGAGAAAGTGGGCACACCATGCTGTCCAAGAACATAATGCTTAAAATCTTCACTATCTTCCTGTACGGCACCGTATCTTCGACGTTCTTCTAGCTCTAATTCGGGTGTCCACCATGACATTATTGTTTTAGCAATATTGAATGAGATATACTTCTCATCTTCCATGTCACAGCTATAAAGAACATTCTCCCGGCGCTCTCCATTTGGCACGCCAGATACCCACAGCATATGTCCGGGGATATCAAACTTCAATACGTTCTGTACTGATAGCCAAGCTCTCCAAGGAAAGTCCTGTGCCTCATCGATCCATATTCTTGATGTATGGATAGAGATAACATTAGATTCTTTTCCTTCGGAGCCCGCGATTCTAAGGATAAATGTGAACCCGTTGTAGAATGTAATTCTACCTTCTTGCACGTTAATTTTGTTAGCGTCTACCATTTTATTCATCAACCAGTGTTGAGTACAGGCATCGCGTATTCTCGGGAAGATAGCATCCTTCTGAGCTTTATTAGGAACGTATACTAGTAGCCCCGGATCGCCGGGTATGAACATCCTATTGATCATCCAATAGTATGTCATTTCAATCATAGTAGTAGTCTTTCTAACGCCTCGACCACAACACATGCAAAGGTACTGAGCGGTACTTGAAGTCCAAGCCCTTTCGTGTGGTTCTAGTGGCTGCCAGTTTTCATCACCTAAGTTAATAAACTCCCTGAACATAACAGGATTCTTAATGATGTTAACTAATGCCCACTCTTCCGGTGTTAGATCACTATCTAGCATATAGGATTTGTTCCTCACATTTCCAGCACGTTAGACTGATATCCATCTTGTTCTCTAGATGTGGAAAGTTGAGCCAAAATCTAAATAACTCAATCTTACACTTAGGGCAAGAAATTACAGTAGTTTTAGTATCAAATTCTTGCTTAGCTTTCTCTAGTAACCCATTAATAAACTGTGGGATATCATCTACTTGCTTTTCTTTTCTTATCTTTCTAGAAATTCCTAGTTTATCTTGGATATTAGTTATGGCATTGATCGTGCCTGTCTGGAAATCTCCTAGAGTTTTGAGTGATCTATAATCCTCAACACTTAGGCGATCTTGCCGCTGAATCGCAGCGATATCTCTTGATAAATCTTCGTTCTGTATCTGCAATCTAACTAATAAGTGTAGGTTCTCTACGTCGTTAGAGTTGTTCATATCAAGAGCATATTCCTTAGTTAGATTGTCTAACTTGGAATTAAATCTCTTGTCATAATCTTCAACAGTTTTCTTATTGCTCCGTTGCTTAGGAGCCCTGTCTATAGCTCGCTGCCGTAACTTCTCCCTGATCTGCTCATCTGACAAATCTCTATATGGTTTTAAGTTACGTAGTTTAGCTATAGATGCGTCATCGAAATCGATAACATTACCGTCATCCATTTAATAGCCTCTTTTAGCACAAAAAAATAGGCCATCCCTGAGGATGACCTTTACCTTTAAATATGGTAGCCGGGGAGAGAATCGAACTCTCTACACCAACTTATGAAATTGATTAGATTACCAAATCACCCGGCCATTGGAAGCGGAGGTAGGAGTTGAACCTACGCCTAATTCTGTTAGGACCAGCATATGAAACTGGCGGGAAACCGTTCCTCTCCGCAACGTAATTACCAGTAGCTACTGAGCCGATCCTCGGCCTCTATAATAGCCTCTGCGACCTGTTCCTCGGTCGTGTCGAGTCCTGCATCGTTCACACGATTGCAAAATACAGCTACAACGTATCTATGCACATCTGCTGTATGGTCGTACTGTATGTCACATTTAGCGTGTACTAATTGTAACACGTTTTCTTTATTTATCATATGTTCTCTAAATTAGTGGCGCAGGATGAGGGAATCGAACCCACATCTACTCGTTACAAGGGAGTGGTAATATGCCATTATACTAATCCTGCTTGGTGGAAACAGTTGCTCTCGCAATGGCGTCCAGTATTATTTCTATACTAGGGCGTAATCCTAAACTACGCTGTCCCCATGAATTATCTACGGCGCTTTAGATATAGCTCATTATATCCAACAATAACAATTAGAGCGATTAAACCGCCCCAAAAGATAATGTTATCTAGTATCGACCATTCCAAAGCTTTCTCCTAGATATTTGGTGGGCCAGACTGGATTCGAACCAGCAAGTTTCTATGTCACGGTTTTACAGACCGCTGAGCGCACCGAACATGCTCACCTGACCCATGAATTGTTATGTATCTATTTCAATCCATCTTCCATCTTCTGATATACAGAAGGTTCTATTTTCTACAGTATACGTATGACCATTCTCTGCATAGCACATTTCAGTAAAATGTGCTACTCTATCTTGATATAGAACAGTCCATATACCGATAAGTCCAAACAGTAGAGCAAATACGATAAGTACTGATAGGGCAATATCTCGTCCTCTCATATCTACCTCCTTATTTAATTGCCTATTTCTATCCTTTTATTTGGCAACAACTCCTGCTGTCCCTAGCTAAACCCATTCGCTAGTTACCGAGTTTACGTCGGGGCATTCGGGTTAATGAATGCGCAAGGTCCCCAACGGTCAAGGATACAGGATTAGTTATATTTACAGCTTAACTATACCCTCAGGTCTAGGATGGGTGCTGTAAAACCCTTAATTATTTCTGGCCCGCCTGACACGATTCGAACGTGCAACCAATTGGTTCGAAGCCAAGTACTCTGATCCATTGAGCTACAGGCGGATTAGGTAAGCTTTTGTTTGTTCCTATTTGCTAGGCGTGCCGCAGAGCTTTAACTGCGGTGTGCGCTCTCACTCTCTCACCGTATTGCTACGGATTAGGTTAGCTTATTAAGCTAGCTACGCACTCTCCCACGTCTTTTATAGTTATAGGGCCGCAACTCCTAGTTTATAGCGTTGTAAAACTAGGAAAATTCTAGCGGTGTAGGGAGTCCCGCATTAGCCGTTCTTTCGAACACTAACCGCAGATAAAATAGCCATCGGGCATAAGCCACAGGTCCGTATTATCCGCCCCTCCACCATACTATCAGACAAGCTGATAGGGTAGGCTTATTATTTTAGTCTTAAAGCATCAGGAGTTTTAGGGTATTTTCTACCCGCTCTCCATTCACCATTTTCTTTGTACATTGGTCTGCCTTCTTCATTAGCATAATGCCACAGGCCACAACCACAATATCCAACGGTATGAAATTTCTCTTTACTTGTATACCAATCAAAATACTTCAAATTGGCTCTCCCGCTATGATTCGAACATAGAATTGCTGGTCCAGAGCCAGCCGTTTTACCGTTAGACTACAGGAGAACGATTAACATCTATTCGATGCCCGCCTACTATAAACATAGAGTCAGGATCGAATGGAGGAAGCTTAGGAAGTCTAACAGGTTCACTAGCTAGCCATTCTTCATAACATAGCCCACAAACCTGTGTGTCACATACCCACTGCATTTCCTTTTCATGTTTATTACACAATCTTTAATACCTTCAATATAATTAAAAAGATAAGAATAATAACTAGTACTGTTAGTATGTCCATCCTTATCACCCCCTTATATGGTTAGGGAAGGACTTTAACTATACTATCTTTTTCAGGGATTATCTTGGCGCGCACAACACGATGATCAGGGTGTGTATGCCAAGGTAAGCCCTGAGATATATTACTCAGTAAACATTCAGCGATATAACGTTCCATTGGATCAGATGCCCAAGTTATATCCCCTACATCATTCTGTAGTATCATCCATATTCGAACCAATCATATCACCACTTACCATTATCAAATGCTTGTCGTTCATAGAATTTAGCTAATTCTTTAGCTTCCTTTAAATCCTCAGATAATTGTCTTATCTTTTCTGCCGCTTCGTGTCGTAATCTAAAATCTCCTACAAATGCATAGGGATCACGAATAGCTGATTCAATTTCTTCATCAGTTAATTTCATTGGTGCCCCCTAACAGAATCGAACTGTTTTCTACTGCTTATCAGACAATTATAATGAACCATTATACTAAGGGGACTTGCAATGTACACATGCACATCCAAAAAATTCTCGGAATCCGCCAGAGGAATCCTCAGCCGCCGTTGCTCTAGCATTATTTCTTATAGACTTAATCACACGATCTAATTGCCTTGCCTTAATTATAAGGCCATTAGCAACAGCTACGTTATATTCTTTTCGTAACTTTTCATACTGGCAATATGGTGACAATTCCATAAACCTGTCTCCTAGGTGCCCAACCATTTACATGACCATGATTATTACTAATCTGGAATTCCTGCTGGCCTTTAACCGCAGTAATCTTGTGCAAGTAAACATTGCCATGAACCTTAACTAATACTATGTCACCTTTTTCTAAGCGCATATCATCGGTAACAGGCTCAACAAACACTATATCTTTACTCTTTAGGATAGGAGTCATTGAGTTACCAACGCCTCTTACCCAAACAGCTTTACCGTTTTGTAGCGGAGTTATTGCCCCGCGTTCTGTGTAGATTGTTTCTCTATTCATATCTTATTTCTGGTCGCGGAACTACGGTTACGATCCGTTCCTAGCTGATTCACAGTCAACTGTGCTGCCACTACACTAATCCGCGATAGCTTTCCAAGTTTTTTCCCAAGCAGCTTGTACAAGCTCACTCTTAAATTCAGTATAAATTGATATACTTAAATCAGATTCAATAGTTAACATTGCCTTATCCCATTCAAAGGTAATACTACCGTCTGGTCCGGGTATAGGATGTGGCTCATTTAATCCAGTATTCTTAAAGAATAGTTGAATCCATTGAGCTGTATTTATTACATCTTCTGATATGGGATTACCTCCGTAACTATCCCAACCTTTTTCTAGAGCGCGTATTTGATCCCATACATTTTCCATAATTTACCCTAATTGTGGAGGCAGGGGTAGGACTCTAACCTACGTATTCTTACCTTGCGGGTAAGTCCCTGATTTCTGCTCGGGTACCCTGCCAGTGGAGCGCCCTAAGGGATTTGAACCCTTAACACATCGCTTTAGAGGCGACCGCTCTAACCAATTGAGCTAAGGGCGCTTGTTTCTATTATAAGTTTCTCTTAACTCTATAGCTCTTTCACAAATTGCTTCATATAAGTCGCGGTAGTAGGGATCACCTACACCATGTACTTCTAAATGTAGAATAGCTAATTCATTCATTAAGTCATTAGGATCGGTAATTTTCTTAATCTCATCGATCCATTTTTTATCTACTTCAATATCAGCCATACTCTATTGGCCCGTCAGTCTCGATCCAAATAAAAGGTTTATTAGGATTCTCGGGATCAAAGTCAGCTTGAAGAATTTTACTTGGTCCATCAATCTTGATAGACTTAGCGTACTTCATTCCGCTACTATCTTCTTTATCTTCGATCCGAATACACGCTGTAGGTGTACCCTCTTTACACTGCTTAACCTTATAACCATTAACTGTAATCGTGTATCGTGCCTATGTCATTTCTTTTATGCCTCCAAGGATTTTTACCTTCAAATGGTACTCTCATCCATTGTCTAAATAAATATCTGTCCTTACCGTTAGGATTTTGAAGCTTGCCCTTGTCCTGTTTGCAGCTACGATATCCGCAATCCCGTATAGTATATTCCTTTGGGCGCTTACGCTTGTAGTGTGCCATAACCGCCCTCCATTTGTCAAGTTGGTGCTTCCGACCGGATTTGAACCGATGACGCGCGGACCTTCAAACCGCCGCTCTACCGGGCTGAGCTACGGAAGCTTCGTATTTTCTTGTAGTATCCTCGGATTTTGCATTTAGCCTTACCGAGTCTACCGTCGCACTTATGCTTCTCTTTTCCATAGGCACAACCTTCTAACACTAGTTGTCTCATCTTAGCAGGATCATTCCCTGCTCTATAGTATCTCATAGAGATATCTGAGTTTGTGCCTTGTTGACCTTCCCAAGCTCTGTTCTTAAATCCTGAACCTAGCTTTGGGTGCCAGAAATGAAGAATATAATTATTTGTAGTCTTATGCTTTCCCCATAGAGTATCTAGTGCTTTAAGGGTGGAAACATCTTCCCCGCCCCATCCCTTATCGAATCTTTCATCAAAGCAACCAATAACTTTTAGGGCTTCTCTAGGTATGACATACGCCATAGCCGCATAAGATTTACCGTATCGACTTTCATGAGGATCGGTATCTAATTGATCAGTAATTCTCTCTAATTCATATACTGAAAAACTTTTAGGATCAGATCGAAGTAATGCTCTAGTTAGATTCTTATTTAGTCTATATAAGTTTCGATAGGGAACATACCATATACGATGATCATATTTAAGTGCTTCTAGAATATCTTTGGCACAAATTTCTAATACAGGTCCCGACAATAAAGCGTCGGCATCAAGTACTACAAAGACTTTACCATTAGCACGCTTAGCAGCATGATTAAGCGCCTCAGTCTTTACAAAGGGCTTACCATTAGAACGACCTACAATAAACTCTGCGTCTGGTAGCTCATATTTCCAGTATTCTTTTAACCATTTAAAAGCTTCCTGACGGTAGGACTCATCGCTGGTGAATGGCATCAGGATACTAATCTCTGGCCGTTTCTTTAATCGGAGCCTGATTAGCCATCCTTTCCAATTCACTTATAGCGCCTCAATTCTTTAAACATATCATATAGCTCATGCTGCCTCTCGGAAACAAGAAGTGGTGAAGGTTGTTTAGTTATACCTATCTCTAATTTCATACCTATACTAGCATGATAATCGCGCCATTTAAACAGCCCTCCCTCTTGTGGAGTTAGCTGTTTAGGCGCTAACTCGATGCGCCTAGAAATTCCGAACGCATCTGCTAGTATAATTCCATGTAATGATGAGCTTATTATCTTTTTACACTGACCTATTTGACGAATAACTTCTAAAGGCTCGTCACTTACACGGATAATTTTAGGATTATATCTGGTAAATCTTGGATCATGTATTAATTTATCATCTGTCCAATGAGCTACGATACCTAACTCATATTCCTTATCAGGTCTATCTATTAGCTCGTCTGCTAGTAAGCCGGGATCGCCTAGAATAAAGTTTCCCTGTATTCCTTTAGCTGATAATGGTCCACGTAGACCTAATACCTTAGCATTCTTCGGAACCTGAGACTCTTCTTTTAGCTTACCCGATCCTGCAATAATACCTGTGTAATCTGATGGAAGCAAGCCTATGATGGAACCTGTTGAAACTATCTCACTGTCTTTAGCTTCGCTCCATGTGGTTGAGATACGAGAGAATTTCTCTAGAAGAAGGGGACCTAATAAATCCCCAAAGTTTTGTTTCTTATTCCAGTAGAAAATCCTCAATCATGATCAACCCCTTGCTAGTAGTCTCCATATTTTTTATATCGTTCATCAACAATTTTCTCACGACGTTTTTGTACTACATCATCTACTATATGTTGATATCGTAGCAAGTCGTGCCAGTCAAGCTTATCAAGTTGATCTTTGAGAAGTTTTTTATCGTGGTTTTTCATTGGCCCTCCCAACGGGAATCGAACCCGTATCTCCTGATAGACAGTCAAGTGTCCTTAGCCATTAAACGATAGGAGGAAAAGCCGCATTAGCGGCTTACTTCATTACCAATACGTATGTATTAGGTAGAAGATTTCTATTTACTGATGTAGATTGAACAAAAATGCGCCAATCCTTATGAACACCGGGATCAACCTTAACTGTATCGTAAGGTAGTCCTAATAGATCACGAATTCTATGGCCCCAATAAACCTTACCATTCTTCTTGTTTTGTACAAGTAGGCTCTTATGATCCTGAATGACAACTTTATCTGCGGGCTCATAGTAAGCTGAACCTAGACGATACTTATCGCCTGTCCATGATTCAACATAGGGCTTAATTGCAACTTTCTGATGAACAGGGAATACATCGTAATCCTGTACAGGTAGCTCATTAAGCTCTCTACCCGCCTGATTTAATGTTGAAGAATCAAGAGTAAAGAGAGTCTTTGTAGAACGAATACCCTTGGAACGCATGTCCATATAGTTTGTCATAACAGAATTGAAATTCTGCCCGACATTCTCAAAGGATGCGCTTGTATCCCAAGTAGCAATCGATCCAGCATTAAAGCCGAATTGCTGTGCGTATCTAACCCCGTTCTGATCTGGTACAAGAATACCTGTAGTCCAGTTATCAGCTAGAGTTTTTAATGTATTAGAGATTGAATCTCTTGTATTAATTCTACTAGCGTTTTCCTGTCCGTCTGTGATAACATACAGGAGGAATGCATGGTCCCCGTATAATTCTGGAAGTTTCTGGTGATCTAATATTGCGCTTAATGTTGCATCAATAAGAGCAGTTTGTCCACCAATCTTATAGTAATCTTTTAGGGACGTAAATCTCATTACATCCATATCAAAAGTTAAAACTTCAATCTTATCATCAAATAGATATATTGAAATTCTAGTTTCCTGATGTGCATCAACGCTGCGCTGCTTTAGAGCGTTTAGCTCCCTGTCAAAGACTTCCACAACCTTCTGTGAATGCCCTCGCATTGAACCAGACTTATCTACAACAAGTGCAACGTGATTAATTAGGTGCTGTAATGGCATAACTATGATCCTTTCGCTGGTCTATATTAGACAATTGGATTTGGCATGGCGGCAGGGATTCGAACCCTGATTGACAGTTTTGGAGACTGTAGTCCTACCGTTGAACGACCTCCATATATTTTAAGCGACAGCGCTCTCTATAAAATGGTGCTTATGCATTTCCTTAACTGAGCGCCAAGAGTGAGCCCGATACTTGGAATCACAATGCTTATTCGATGGCTTACCCTCTTCATTAGAAACTTCAAAATTACCACATCGGCTACAATTCCAAAGTTTAACAAGAGGCTCAGCCCACATAATTAATGCGCGATAGATGTCACGATCAACATCATCGTACATATAACAATGCAGCCGATATCCTCGGCTTGAAAAAGTGTTGTATAGGGACCGGAATTCCCTTGGGAATCCGCCTTTCGTATGGATAGGAATTTGAGCGTCTACAAGTAATGTCTTACCAGCTAACAAATCCTTAATAATGGGATTTGTAATTTTTTGATGGTTCTTACGCTTCCATCTATATACCCTAGCCCTATACGAGTCCGGTACAACGTTGTACGGATATTCCCGTAACATGTATTAACCCTCTAACAAGAGTTTATTTGGGTCAAAAGTTTGGTGAGCGGGGTGGGAATCGAACCCACATACGCGGAGGTTAAGAGTCTCCCGTTCCATCCATTGAACTACCCGCCCATTGTCTTTTATGTAACCATTTAGGAACACCTTGCTTATTATACCCATGAATAGCTACGGATTTAATAATCGGCTTATGGCACAATGCGCAGTAAGGCTGATTGTGATCCCAATAGCCCCCGAGTATTGCAAGGTGTCTCATATTATTTATTCCTGATATCTGAAATATCAATCCACTTAGGTTTACTATTAAAATACTTAACTACCCTAGCATTAGGATTTAAAGCAATAATAATAAACTTCCAAGGTGTCCTGATATTTACTCTGTAGCCATCCATGCTACATTCGTTTCTTGGTGTGCAAATATGTACGTGAAATTTACTCACTTTAATATATGGTTTCTATCAACCAAAAAGATTGGTGAGCCGGATAGGATTCGAACCTACAACCCTTGGATTAAAAGTCCCGCGCTCTACCGTTGAGCTACCGGCCCATATTTATTTGGTGCAGTAGAATCCAGATTATGTGTGCGAAACCAACTGGACGGGTCATGTACCTTACCCTAAAGATTAGGGCGACCAATGAGCGCATAGAAATTATCTACTGGTACCTTTGGCGCTCTCGCACTCTCCCGCTACTGCACCATACTCATATTAACATAGATGAGCTAGACTTGTCAACCTACCTCGATTTCAAAGTCTGCCTTCATGGAAACTGCCTTTAGATGCGATCCACACTTTTTGCACGGAGTTATCGTGTCTAGCTGTAGCCAATTATCTGTCTTACAGCCACGCTTAGGGCACCGTACCTGATACATATAAATTGTTTGAGGATATACCCACCAGTTATAATCTATCGTATTAGAAGTAGAGATATTTCCAAATGTATCGCTTGTTTGGTAAGGCTGCCAACCACCTTTTACTGCGCTAGGTAAAGTAGTACTTTCTTCTACTGGTATTTCATAAACCTTCTCCATACCCATCAACCTCCAAGCACAACCACATGTGCTATCTGTCCATGTACTCTTACATTCCTCATCGCTATATTCATGCTTAGAGTGATCGTCAGTCATACATGGATTACATATATATTTACTCATATAATTCCTTGGTGCGGTAACAGGGAATCGAACCCTGATCGCGTGCATGGCAAGCACGTATAATAGCCTTTATACGACTACCGCATAATTATGGCCGGTATTTTCTTCTAAGTCTTTGAGCCCCGCCAGCTAGTGCTAGTTTGTCATACGCAGTAGCGTAATCTCGCTCCAATCCATTAGAGCCCCCGACCTTACCACTCTTTAGTTTTGTAAGTGCTGTACTATAAGCACTCTTTAATCTTTCTATATCTTCCATTAGATCATTGATGCTCCTACACTGTAGGTTAATGAGTCGCCGTTACCCGCTGTAGCAGTTACTCGCCATACAGCCGGAAGCATATCTTTAGCCACAGTATTTGCCGCCGCTGTTAGGTCAGGATGTACTCTTAGTACTGTTGTACCTGTTCCTGTAATTGCAGCCGACGTTAAAATTGTATAATACTTAGCTGATGCCGGGTCTTTACCTTCGATAGTAAATGTAACTGACGCTGATGCTGGATCAGCGGTGCAATCAATAACTACTACGGCACCAGTACCATCAAAATTTTTAATATCTCTGCTACTTGTTGTAGCTGTTCTAGCCTTTGATTCAAAGACTGTTACGTGCTGTGCCAAACATAATCACCCCCTAGGGTCTATAGCCCTCAAAGTGCCACACTATTTCTAGTGGGCCAATATCTATACCAAATAATGTGTAATTTTTAGGATCAGACCAAACACCGAATGTCCACTTTAACCATTTCCATCCGATATCCGGTTTATAACTTTTAAGTTTCATATCTCAAAATTGGTGCGGGATAGCGGATTCGAACCGCTAAATTCTGCTTGGAAGGCAGACATTATGCCATTTAATTAATCCCGCTCTGTACCCTAAGGTTCTCCAAACTCTGTAAAACCTATAGGAATAACTGCTAAATCTCTCTGTTGTTTAGATGCATGTATAGCCCACGCTATAGGAAGCATATCTTCCTTCTCAACGTTGCATGACATACAGCAAGGTGTCTTTATTATTCCGCCCTTACTCTTTGGATAGACGTGATCACGGGTAAGCTTTTTTTCATGAACAAAAGAACCACAATAGCTACACTGTGTAAACTTCTCATTACGGATCAACAGGAAGTTGAAATTTAATGGGAAGTGGCCGCTTCCAATAGCCGCCCTATATCTCTGTTCTGTATATCTGTCTCCATTCTTGTTCATAATAATCGCCTTACCCTTGCTAACGTCTAAGTCATGTACGTACCTCATTTCACAGTCTATACAAACGATTCCCCACATGGGGAATGTCATTTTATCTACTGGCGATGAACATATATGACAGTAAACTCCTGCCAATCATCATCGCCTCCATTATTAAATTTGGTCGGAGTGAAAGGATTCGAACCTTCGACTTTCGCGCCCCAAACGCGACGCTCTAACCAAGCTGAGCTACACTCCGATATGCGCTAACATCTTTCTATTAGCTAAGTACATTTTATCTACAAGAGAACAACTATGACCTCTTGCATCTTTATTAATAATACCATCATAAAAATGCACGACTAGTGCATGTTCCTGCTCAGTATTTTCAAATACCCAATTAACTTCTAACCTACAGCCGCAATCGCTACAGTACGGCCATACCTTCTGCCCGTTCCTCACCGTTTTCATCTTCGTTATCCTTTGCCGCAAACCTTTGTATTACTAGAAGATCAGTAAGAAAATCTTTAAGATAAAAGTGCGTTATACCTGAGAATGAATCGTACACACTACCTTTATCTTCTTTCTTAAAGATAGCATCATAATGATTATATCGTTCTATTGCAAACTGTAATAAGTCTTTCTTAGTTTCTATTCTCTTCATAATCCCCTCAAATAAATTGGCCCGTCCGAAAGGATTCGAACCTTCAATCCTCTGCTTAGAAGGCAGATGCTTTGATCCATTAAGCTACGGACGGGTAGCTGCTCTATATCTTTCGAATAAGAGTCTTTCTAATTCTTCTAGTTTCCAACCTCGGGGTACTGCATGTATTCCTACTATTACTGCACAAAGATTAGAAGCTTCCTCTTTGGTATAGCCCTTAATTAAAAGCTTCCTATAAAGGATGCGCAAATCCTTGGATGTAAATTCTTTAAGATTGTATCCCATCCTCCAATTCATTTGGAGTCATTTGCAATCACCCCGCTCTATTAAAGTTGGTGGCCTCGGAGAGATTCGAACTCTCACTAAATAGCTCCTAAGGCTATCGCCTCTACCGATTGGGCTACGAGGCCCTGAACTAATTATCTTAAATACGGATGTTTAACTTCTGCTGCTGTTTTAGGCGCACTTCTTCCATAGCCGCCGCAACCACAGTTTTGAAAATATCTGTTTAAACCTGTAGTTTGATTAATTAGCTTTAACTTTTCCCACTGATCATCACTATGTTTAAGTGGGGGTTTAAAGTCCATGCCCACATTAATCATAAAATTATGACAGTGAGTACATTTAACATCCTTTTCAGGATAATCTTTCTTATGGTATCTACAGTTTAAACATACATAATGTGTTCTATATCTGTGATCACTATATCTACACATGTTAGTACTCCAGATTCGAACGGATTATTTACCTAATATTACTTTAACTACTTCTTCTAATTCTCTTTCAATAACTTCTAAAGGAGCATCTTTAGCCATGCCTTTCAAAGTATCCCTATAGAATGTAGAAGCTTCCTCTGGATAGTTAGCTGCCATCATTAATCCATAGATAACCCCGAGCCCTAATTTAAGATTGAAACTCGCAGCTTCGTTTATTGCTTCTATACGATATAGAACTTCTTGCGATGAAATCATAATTTCTCCATCACAGTAAAACGATCATCTAGGTAGGGCTCTATTACTGGTTTAACATCTTCCCATTTCAGCCCGCCATTTCCACAGCCGGGTCTTGGCATGATAATCTTCTCTAAATTTAATCCTGCATCCCCAAGATTTCTCAGTAGTCCATAAAACGGATGCTGTCCAGCTAGTTGCCATACTGACTGTTCGATCAATTTAATGCTAGCTTTAGCTCGCCAGCCCACTTCTCCATTAGGCCCATACTCAGGTTTAACAGGTAGCGTAATTATCCAAAGATTTTCATCATAGCAAAATCCGAACACATTATTTCCATGCTTAGTAAGCATGTCGCCTAAATCTTGGGCCAATAAAGGATACCTATTTCTAGCTTCTAACGCTATACCCTTACCCATAACAGCTTCGCCGTTTTTCTTAACATAGCCATTAGTAGTAATGACTACAGCATCGTAGTCATCAATATGATCCCAAATATTCCCAAACGCTTCTAACATTGTGGTACTCCCGATCAGATTCGAACTGATACTGTATAGTTTTTGAAACTATTGCCTCTACCGTTGGGCTACGGGAGCTTGCCTTTGACCATTTCTAGGATTTGATCAACGTCTCCGCGTATCCAGTATCCTATTGTAAGTCCATTAGATTGTAATTTATGCTGATGTTTGCACGCTATTCTTAGGAAGAATTTTTGCGCTCTACATTCTTCCCATTTATGCTTACGTGGTTCTTGCTCACCTTTAGGTGGAATACTGCACCCTGAATGCAGTATTACCTGTGCGTATTTTTCAATTGGATTCATTAAGGTAACAGAGTAAATCTTAGTGGTTCTGGCACTCGATATGTTCCGTTATAATTCTTTTCATAGCCTAGCCATACTGCAACCCATACTTCACATTCAGCACCAATTGGATTTAGTCGATAAGCTCCGCTTGAAAGGGTTAGTGTTACACTTGCGGTACCCGCAGGATAAAATTTCCATCCTCCCTGCATAACTAAGTTATCCCCCTGAAAGCAAAGCAATTCATGCTTCCACCATTCAGCATTTGTGGTAGCTGTAAATGTTACAGTATCACCAGCATGTATTTCAGTAGCATCTGTTGCTACTACTGCTGTAATGTCTCGTAAAACCTTAGGTAAAGGCTTAGCCGCGCTAGCAGGAGCTACGAGCGTAGCCACTATTAATAATGATCCTAATAATGCAGCAAAAAACTTCTTCATTCATTATTCACCCCCTTATACATAAACGTGTCTTTTTATAGATTTAGGGCGAAATTGGTAGCCCGAGTGGGATTCGAACCCACACTGTACTGATTTTAAGTCAGCTTCCTCTGCCGATTGGGATACCGGGCCATAATAGTTTCAGTAGGTAGAACCCTCAGCAATAGGTGCAGATTCTCGGTACCGGCTAGCCTGTCTCTAGCAGTTTCGCGGACTAGTGCCTTATCCGACTCTTAATTCATTGCCTTGAATTAAGTTTTGGTCCTAGCGAGTAAAAATACTCTCCCAAGTCGTCTGCTACAGCCCTATACTTCCCGTCGATTAATCGCACCCACCGAAACTTGAAACGGATAACCGGAGCCGTTACGGACCTACGCTACCAAGATCAGGCTCTCATTACTCTGGTACCTTGTAATGAAATCCCGCTGCGTTCCACCCACGCCTTCTAGCTGGCTGTGCTTCCCTCGTAGGCTACATCACTATAACACACTAGATATTTTGTTGTCAAGGTTCCTAATATACCCGATCTATTACTTCGAAACCGTTCGTATTAGCGACCTCTCTACCTGAGTTATCCTTGCCCCAACCCTCGTACTCATACCATCCAATTGTAGGCGGCTTGTATAGGTAGTATAGATAACCAGATGCTACCGTAAGCATATCACCAGATACGGTAATTATCTCACCATCAGGCTGCTTAACACTTAACCTAACTTCGCTAGGAGCAAACGTATCGCCAGTAACAGACGTAAATGCTAAATCTAATTCTGGCACGCTTCCTAGAACATATACATTTGGCTTAGCCACATATTTCACCACCTAATAATTTTTATCTGAGAGTATAAGAGTTATGCTTCTATCACTTAGATCAAGGGACGGTGAGTCACTATCTGTGTCTGTTAGAGCTAGATTTATTGAAGGTCTATCTCTAAATAGACTCATACTCTGTATTATGAATACACTTACTATTAATGCTTGTGCCTGTCCGTAGCCCGCGCTCTTTATGATCAGAGCATTAGCTTGTCCAAACTGAGTGATACCTACTACTATAATTAGCGCCTGAGCCTGAGCAAATCCAAGATTACCAGAAGTAATCATTGCCTGAGCCTGAGCGTATGCCTGTGAGGTTGCTAGTATACTTGCTTGTGCTTGCGCGCAATTAATAACTGCTGTAGAAATCAAACCTTGGGCATTTGCATAAGCTACATATGTCTGTTTAATGTTACCTTGTGATTGTCCAAAGGCGTTACTTGTTGCAAGAATTGTACCCTGAGCCTGTCCGTAACCTTGCTGGTACGTTGCAATTAATGCCTGACATTGGCCGTAACCTTGGTAAGTCTGCTTAATATCAGCTTGGCTCTGACCATAACCCTGATAGCTTTGCTTAATGTTAGCTTGTGATTGAGCGTAAGCATTTACGTCGAATGCTTTGATCTGAGCTTGTGCCTGTGCATGAGCGTAGGTTGTAACAATTTCAGATGCTATCTCAGCTTGTGCTTGTCCAAATGCACAAACATCTATACCCTTAATTTGAGCTTGTGCCTGTCCATAGCCTTGATAAGTATTTTCAATCCAAGCCTCAGCTTGTCCTAATCCATAGTAGACTTGTTTAATACTAGCTTGGCTTTGAGCATGAGCTACGTAAGTAGTTTCAATCCAAGCTTCTGCCTGAGCTAGTCCATAGTATGTTTGCTTAATAGATGCTTGCGCCTGAGCAAAAGCTGTTCCCTGAATACAAGCCTGAGCCTGACCGTAGCCTTGGTATGTAGCTGTAATAAGAGCTTGGGCTTGTCCAAATCCTTCTATATCTGTAACTTTTATATAACCCTGAGCTTGTCCAAATCCCTGATAAGTTTGCTTGATATCAGCTTGGGCTTGTCCATGTTGATTATATGTAGTTTTAATCGACGCTTGACTCTGGCCTAATCCAAAGGCAGTCTGTGCAATGGCTGCATTAGCTTGTCCAAATCCCTGATAGTTTGTCAGAATTGTACCCTGAGCATTAGCTAATCCATAGTAGGTCTGCTTAATGTCGGCTTGCGCCTGACCAAAGCTATTATACGTTGTCAGGATCGAAGCCTGAGCCTGTCCTAGACCGTAGTAGGTCTGTAAAATAGTGCCCTGAGCTTGACCTAATCCGTAATAAGTTTGCTTGATATCGGCTTGGCTTTGACCTAAACCATAGTATGTCTGTAGTATGCTAGCTTGTGCTTGACCTAAACCAAAGTAAGTTTGCTTTATCTGAGCCTGAGCTTGGCCGTATCCTCTAATTGCTGTAGCTTGTCCGCTAGCTTGGAAGTGAGCTAAAACCCTAGCTGGACTTAGTACAGATTTATAGAAAGCTACTTCATCAATTGATCCATCAAAGTAGTTACTGTTACCTGTGTTACGCCCTATATTTAAATCTGTTGTGTTAGAAGCAAAGGCACGGTTAGTTGATGTTCCTGAAACATCTTCGCCATCTTTATAGATTATTGAAGTAGTACCATCATGGGTAACAACGTAATGATGGTAGGCGATAGTATCAACTGATGTGCCCGTTTCTTCGACCGATAATCCTAGGCCGAATCCATACATACCAACTTTATCATTAACTATAGAGATTGTAGGAGCGTTGCTACCTTTAGTTATCGGTTCCTCTGTTATTGCTCCCGATCTATCTCGCTTTAACCATAGCTCTATTGAGAATGGTCCGTCCCCTAAGTCTACCCCATTATGATCAGGAACATTTACAAAGCCTGTAGAACCATTATAGTTAATTGCGCCATCATCGGGATTAATTGCTCCCGCTACGTCTCGCGTAACTGTGCCTGATGTAGTACCCGATGGTCCCCCCATCCAGTCAATTACATCGCCTGATGCCTCACCCATTCTATACCATGCAGAAGGTGAGTCTGCTCTTACTTCGTCACCGTATACACTTGGAATATAGATAAGTGCTTGTGCTTGTGCATAGCCTCTGCTAGTGGCTTTTATATTGGCCTGTGCTTGCGCATAGCCTTGGTATGTTTGTTTAATACGTGCCTGAGCTTGTGCAAATGCTCTAAAAGTATTTACTACTATTGCATCTGGTACTTCTAATTCAGCCCAAGAAACAGCGCCGCCTCTTCTGTTAGCTGGCGAACCTCCTGATGCAGAAGTTACAAATTCAAGTCTAAGATCAGTATAGTCGGTAATAGCGTCTGCTTCACCGGAAGTTAGTGTATATGCATATTGAGTCCAAGTACCATCAGCAGTTTTAGCTGAATCTGTTGCTATTTGAGTTGTTCCCTGCATTAACCGTGCAGTAACAGTTACAGCATTACCTGTACCGTTAACTGTTCCAGCATTTGTTTTAGCAACTCTATATCTAAATATATGACCAGTTGAAGATGAGGGGTCATTAACGTTAGATAAACTAACTTCTAATTCTTCGGCAACGTTA